GATGGATGGTCGGACGTCGGTGTCGTACAGGCGCCACGTGCTTAGGCCAACATACCTCAGGTATTTCGCGAAGGAGTACCACGATGAGCTTGACGCCCTCCTTAAGAAGGAGGAAGGAGCGTCCACCAGCACCAGGAACTTCGGGGAGCGTGCCGCCATGGGCGGCGCCAACCTGTCGGGATCTGGCATCACCACGGACCTCAACACTCTGGATGCAGCCTTCAATGAGTATGCAGCCAGGCGCAGGGACGGTGAAGAGCCCAAGCTTGCTTTCAGCAGGCTCGGTTGCTACTTCGGGGATGATTCTGTGGTGGCGGCCGACATCTTTGACAAGGTGCGGGCCGTCGCCACCGAATGCGGCATGAAGCTCGAGCGGGAGCCCACCCCCGAGGGGGCTGGGCCGGGTTACGTCGTCTTTCTTTCCCGGGTGTACCCAGACATCCGGGCCAGTTCTGTGTCGCATCCTGTGATCGAGCGCAGCTTGAAGAAGCTGTGCACGGTGCAGGCAGACCCTGACGCCACACCGCGAATTTTGGCGTCAAAACTACGTCTGAAGGTCAAGGGCCTGCTAGTCACAGACAGCCACGTGCCAGTGCTGTCTGACTATGCGCAGGCCATCGAGCGGGTCTACGGTCTCGAGGCGTTGGACGGAACCCCCGAGTGGGGAACCGTCACGTCAACCGATAGGGCTTACCAGCACAAGATTTCAGCTGGCCCCTACCCCTTCGTCAAGGGCGACCTAGACCTTCTCATCCCCTCGGTGGCGGGGGGCCTCGGCATCTCCGTGGAGGAGACTTCGCTGCTCATCAACAAGTTGCGCCGTGCTGATACCGAACAGGATTTGGCCGACGCTTCTCTGGGAGGCAGTGACGACCTGATGCCCGATTGGGCTGATTGGGTGCCGACGACGGCAGCGGCTTTATAAAATGACCAAGAACAAGAACTCGAAGGGGCAGGGCCCCAAGCCCAAGAAGAAGCAGGAACAAGGAAGTATGTCCACTCGCTCTGTCGGTGGGTATGCCAACCCAGGCAACCGCAACTCATTGATGAGGACGCAGGGCCCCCGCATGGTGACCATCAACAACGGGCGCGGGGTCGTTATTCGCAACACTGAGAATATCGGCATCCTCCAGTCCGTAAACACCGGCACCACGTCTAAGGGCATCGTCATGAACCCAGGAGCCGTGGCCACCTTCCCTTGGCTTTCACGGATTGCAGCTACGTTTTCGCTGTACCGTTGGAAGAAGCTCATCATCTCCTACTGTCCGATTGCTCCCACAACCCTCGGTGGGTCTGTGGAATTTGCCGTCTTCTATGAGGACAAGGACTACCAGAACTGGCTGGCTGCAGCTGCACTGGCGGCGCAAAACCTGTCAACGCAGTCGCAGTACGCTTTTGGTCCCCTCTACGCTGGAGGAGCCATAGCTAGCGGCACAGCTGGAGTGGCGAGCCCTACTTTCTTTGGGGTGATCCCCGACATTGATTCAGCGCACCGCAAAGTGCCCTGGTTCAACATTAACACGTCCACCACTGTTGGCGCCGACAGCAACACCACCATTGCCTGCTACCTTGCGGCGCAATGTTTCGGTGGTTCCGCGTCCACTCAGCAGGTAGGCACGCTGTTTGCCACCTACGAGATTGAACTAATCGAGCCCACCAACCCTAGTTTCGCATAAACAAAGGGGTGAGGCACTTAAAGCCGTTAGCGGTGCGTGAGGGATTCCCGGCCCACAGCGCAGAACCAAATTCGGAAGAACAGGATAGGTTGTTTAGCCGTCTGTTGTGTCTTGCTGGTTAAAATCCAGCCGGACCGAGTGGCGCAGCTGGCCGAGCTGCGTGCA